GGATTTAAAGCCTTTGTGGATAATGTTCAAAAGGGCATTAATAAGGTTGATTGGTCAGCTATCGGCAAAAATTGTGAGTCGATATTCAAAAATTCTGTTCCGATAGCTCAAAATTATCTTACACAGGTGCAAAAGGTCGGTAAATCTGCATTCGGTGCGGTAGGTTCATTTGTCGGCGGAGTGGTACAGGTTAGCGGTAAACGGCTGCAAACACTGACGGGCGGTGTTGCAAAATGGCTTGATAAAGACAAGAATAAAATCAACGGCTTTATTACAACCATTGGCGATAATTTCAGCAAAAGCTACGATAATTTATCGACATTCTTTGAAAAGGGTTTTGATGTCATCGGGCAGAGCGTTGACAGAGTTCGCCCACAAATGGAGGACGCAATTTCAAATCTTTTAAGCGGTCTTACAACCTTTGCAGGTTCGGTTGGTGATGTTATTTCTGGCGCATTTTCAATCGCAACTGAAAGCCTTGTTGAATGGACTGAAAATGACGGTGCAACAATCACAGAATTTCTTGAAAATTTACAATTGCAGTTTGCAGATGTGTTTGACTTTATCGGTCAGATTTTCGGAGATATCGGAACAATTATCAGCGAATGGTGGAACGGCAACGGACAGGAAATTTTTCAGAATGTGTGTGATATGTTTCTTAATATCGGCACAACACTGATGAATGTGTACAATCAATGGATTAAGCCTGCGTGGGATTTTATCGTAGCAATCGTAAAGTCAGCGTGGGAAAATTGGCTGAAACCTGTTTTTGAGGGAGCAATAAACTTCTTCGGCAAGGTTGCAGACTGCGTTTCAACCGTGTGGAATAATTTCCTGTCACCGCTTGTAAACTGGCTTGTCAGCTTTTTGGGTCCTAAAATTCAGAACGTTTTCAATGCTGTAAAAAGAGTGTTTGATAATGTGTTTACATTCATCGGTGGATTGGTTAATTCAATTCTTAAAGCATTCGGCGGTCTTATTGACTTTATCACAGGTGTTTTCTCAGGCGATTGGAAAAAAGCATGGCAAGGTATTCACGACTTTTTCAAGGGCATTTGGGATGGTATCGGTGCGGTGTTCAAATTTATTGTAAATGCTATCATTGACGGTATCAACAGTTTGTGGACAGGCATTTATAACTTTGTTTCGGGTGTTATCGATGCAATCGGCGGAATTGCAGGGGCTATTGGTTCTATCATCGGACAGGATTGGAGTTTTTCAATGCCTGAAAATCCGCCTCTCATTCCACGACTTGCAACAGGCGGACTTGTCAAAGCACCGACACTTGCGGTAGTCGGAGATAACGCAGGCGCTAATTCGGGCAATCCGGAAGTTATTGCGCCGCTTAGCAAGTTACAAGGTATGATTAATACTTCTAACGGCGAGGATACGGTAATTCTCGGCGAAATTCTGTCGTATCTTAAAAAGCTGTATGAGATGTTCGTAATATTCAGAAACAACGGCGGTAACTACTATCAGTTTGTCGCTGAAATTAACGGCAATGATATTTTTAACGAAATCGTAAAGCAAAACGAGCTTTATAAAAACCGCCATAACGGCAAATCGGCATTTGCGTAAAGGAGGTGCAGTATGTCAAATTATAAAGGTTATTTACTAAAATTCGGAAATACCGAATTTCCTAATAACTATTTCGCTGAATATTCGTCAACACCTGATCAGCGTATGGACAACGATGCCGAGCGTGACGATAACGGCAGTTTACAGCGTTCAACACTGCCGACAGGTAAGACAAGCATTACTTTTTCTACCCACATTCTGCACTTGAACGAGAAAATTAATATGCAGAATATTATTAATTCTGCAATCGTGAACACAGTACAACGCAAATGCTATGTTACATATTGGAACGATGAAACAAACTCATATGACAGCGGATATTTCTATATTCCTGATATTGAGTTTTCGGTTATGGACGCAAGCAAGACAGACATCCGCTACAACCCGATAAGTATTGAGCTTATTGAGTATTAAGGGGGTGCGGTATGATAAATTTAACAGATGAGGTCAAAAAGCAGCTGTTGAACGACAGCTTGCAAAGGGAAATAATTATCAGCTTTCCTGACAACGATATTCCAGACATCACGGGCGAGAATATTGTATCTGAAAGTCTTGAACTTACGCAGGCAATCAGTGACGGCAAGGAGTTTAAACTCGGCGGCTGTATTGCGGGTCAGCTTACTGTAAGAGTGATAAATGTTGACACAGAGCTCAACGGCAAACGCATTAAAGTTATAATGAAGCAATCATACAGCAAGGGGCTTTTATTTCCCTCGGATACAGTATTGCCGAGTGTAGATTTATATTGCGGTTATCAGTCTGGAGTTATTGAGGCGTCGCTATTCTGCGGTACTGTCAACAGCTCATTAAGACAGAAAAACAGGGCGGTAAAGGAAATTATCGCATACGACGATTTATACCTCGCTTCGCAAAAATACGCTTACAACTACTTTACAAGTCTTTCGATATATTCGCCAAAAATAAGTTTATATGACTTGAGAGTATATCTCTGCAGCAGCTTTTTAAGTAATTATGATTACGAAAACGAATTTACAGGCTTTAATGACAGCAATAAGCTGTCACTGAAATTGGATCTTGTAAAATCGGCTTTCAATGACAAAACCACGATAGCGGACTTGTTGAGTGCGTACTGCGAACTTAATGCTTGTTTTGCAATTATGAGCGGAGAGGGCAAGATAAAGTTTATTCAAATTTTAAATCCTAAAACCGAGGTCGTTGACAACTACAGCAACCTCGACTTTGAGGAATACACAACACGCAGTATTAATCTTATTAAGTTTAAGTACAACAAGGACAGCTATTTTTCGTACGGTCATACAGAAGAAAAAAAACAAAGCTGGTATATATCGGACAACATAATTACTGCGTGTTGTACCGACATTGCAGGTATTGTTACAAGTTTTAACGATAATAAAGGTAACAACTACATCTTTTACAATTTGTATGCTTACAGGCCTTTTAAAGCTGATGTTTACGGTAGGTGGTGGCTCGAATGCGGTGACAAGGTGAGCATAAAAACAGGCTTTACGGACACGGAAACGGTCGACAGTTTTATACTTGAACGAACGCTGAAAGGCACTAACGGCATGAGAGTAAGGCTGACGGCAGAAGGTACAGAATATTTAGGAAAGGATGAGATAAATGAGTTACAGCAAAATTAATTGGGTTGACGGAGCTGTTCCGGCGCTGAACGCAACAAACTTAAATCGTATGGACGACGGTATCTACAACAACAGCATAGACATAGCGCTTGCGGGTGGCAACATCAACACGCTAAGTGAGAGAATAATTGCGATTAACACAGCCTTATCTGCAAAGGCAGATAAAACCGAGCTTGAAGATGAAATAACAGACCTTGACGAAACAGTGACAATGAAGATTAATCTTAAAGCTGATAAGGACAGTGTAGACAATGCAGTCGCTCAGCTAAGCAAGCAGATTGCAGACAATAAGTCCTCAGCTGATGAGTCAATCAGTACTCTGAGTCAGACCGTAACAGACAACAAAACAGCGACAGACAAGGCACTTGCGGCAAAATATGACAGCTCAAATTTTGAGAGTGGTACAGGAACATTAGCACCAGCCCAAGAAATATATGCTGGTTGCGAGGGCAGTTTTGTATATTCTAAAAATGGTAATATTGTAACTGTATCGGTCAATATTACGGCACTGCTCTCTCATAAAAAATATATTCAGATGTCAGGTTTACCGTATGCGGCAAAAAACGAAAGTAGGTTGTCTAGTTTTGTTGTATATTCAACAGCAAATAAATTAATAAACATCAGACTTGACGGCTCTTGGATTTATGTCAGTTCAACGGACATTTTTGCAGAGGACGAAAAAATCAATTTCATTATTACTTACATAATCAGATAAGGAGCGAGTTACTATGGAAATCAAAGAAAGAATTACACTCGATATGCTCACAAAAGACAGTGTAAGCGTATTAAGACAGAAGTTTGTTATTATCGACGGCACAGAAATGCAGGTCGGTGGCAATGTTCGCAACGCATATATGAATTGTGAAAACGACAGAGAAATACTTAAAGCCGAGCTTTCAGAGGAATATTATAACGCCGTTATGGCTGTATGGGAGGTATAAATATGTCGTATAAATTTAAAGAAATATGGTGCAACAAAGGTAATTTTACAGAGAGCAACAGAAAATCTTCGGAAATTGATACACTTGTTATTCATTACACCGGCAACAACGGCGACACAGCAGAAAACAACGGTAACTACTTTAAGAATAATGTAGTTGAAACATCTGCACATTATTTTGTCGATGATACAACTGTTGTACGATCTGTCGCTGACAAAAATATTGCTTGGCATGCAGGCGACTGGGATATTAATTGCCGTTCAATCGGAATTGAAATAGCAGGTTCAACAACAGAATGCACAGGCAAGACACTTGAAAATGTAATCTTACTTGCTCAACGACTTATGAAAAAGTATAACATCAAAAAAGACAAAGTAATTCACCATTATGATGCTAACGGTAAAATCTGCCCGGTCTTTTGGTGCGGTTCATCAGCAAAGGACAAGCTGTGGAAGGAACAATTTTTAAATAAACTTGAGAGTAACTCTGAAAACAAAGAGGAATCAAAAGTTGAAAAAGATGATAAACCTACGATTGAATATTGCGTATTTGCAGGCGGTAAGTGGTTACCAACTGTAAAAGGTTTATCAGACTTCGCAGGCATTGCCGGCGAGGCAATCAGCGGTCTTGCAATCAGAGTAACAAAAGGTAAGATTAAGTACAGAGTGCATATTAAAGGCGGTCACTGGCTTAGCTGGGTTACAGGCTTTAATCTTAATGATGATGTAAACGGCTATGCCGGTATTCTCGGAATGGATATTGATGCTGTACAGATTTATTATACAACTCCTGCTGATGTTAAGTCCGCACACGGCAGCTACTATAAGGCTACATACAGAGTTTCTGCAGTTAATGAAGACTATTATGATTGGCAGCACGATGACGAAAAAGACAGTAAGCAGGACGGCTACGCAGGAACAAAGGGCAAGGCTATTGACCGTATTGAGCTTACTTTAACTTGATTTGGAGGTATAACTAAACTATGAAAGACAATATTATTCAGGCTACTGTTTCAGTAGCTATCGGTGCTCTGATATCATATTTTAATATCTTACTTATCCCAATTCTCGTGCTCATCGCTGTAATGCTTATTGATTATATTACAGGATTGACATAGGCGTACAGAAACGGCGAATTAAAAAGTAAAACAGGTTTAATCGGAATTTTGAAAAAAGCAAGCTATCTCGCTCTTGTGGTTGTTGCGGGTGTTGTCGATTATTTAATCTGCACAGGCTTAGCGGCGGCAAATGTAAATATAGGTGTCACATATTGTTGCGGTTTAATTGTAACGATTTGGCTCATCATCAACGAATTAATCTCAATTCTCGAAAATCTCTCGGAGTTAGGCACGCCAATTCCGAAATTCCTTGTAAATATCGTCCGCCGATTGAAAAATACAGTTGAAAACAAAACCGATACAGACACAAAAGAATAGCATATATAAGTTTAGCCCCTCGCTTATTTGAATTTTAAAATCAAGGTGGTTCAGTAGGTGGCTCAAAATTGAAAAAAGTATAGTGTCTATCGAATGTTTTTAAGATTGTATTTGCGGTTTGGGAGCGTAGACGGACACATTTTTGACCTTTCCGCAAATCCTCAACAAAGCCTTACACACGGCGGTGTTTCGGCTCTTTATTTTTCCGCCAATTTGTGTTATAATAAGGCGACGACCACATAGTATCCCACAGATACTGAAATCACAAAAAACTTAATAAATCCGGGTGTGGCGCAGCTGGGAGCGCGGGTGGTTTGGGACCATCAGGCCGCAGGTTCGATCCCTGTCACTCGGACCAACTTTGGGAGGAACCGCTGATGAAAATCGGCGGATTTTTTCTGTTTTAGATACTTAATTAAGTCATTCTTTACAGCGGAGCAGTATAAAATGAACTATCCGGAAATTCCGGATAGTTCATTTTAGCTTAAGTCTTTTCTTTGTTTAATGCTGTCCAATTATTATTTATTACAAGGACTATTGTAGCTTAGGTATTCATCGCTCTTCTCGTAAACATTACAGTATTACACAAAAATGTTTCCTTTGAACTCCATACCTGATTTGTTGGGATATTCTAATGGTTTGTTCTTTTCTCCAACCTCTGATTTGCAACAGTCTTTATATTTCCTTCCACTTCCGCACGGACAATGAGCCTGATTCTTCGTTTTAGCGTATAAAGCAGGATGCATAACTATACTTTCCCTATCAACTCTTTGTTTGTATCTTTGTGTTTCATAAAGGAAGAACATTAAGATGTATGCACTTTGCATCAATTTTACACTTTCAATAGCAACATCCAACAGATATGAGGTTTTGTTTTCTCCTGTTGTCTGAACAGTATACTCTATTGTTTGCTGTATCCCTTTATAGTTATAATCATTATGTCCTATTGCATTCCTCATTTCATTTGAATCACTTGAAATATTAAACGTTTTAGCGAAAAATTCTTCAGATCCCAAATGCTTTATTCTATTTCCTTTGCTCTGCTTACTAAATTTATCCATATCAAACTTATTAGTGAACAAATTGAAAGCGTCTCTGTTTTCTATATTGTCTAACCCAACAACCAAATCACAACATTCCGCCAAATTTTCATAAGTATCTTGATAAAAACTTTTAATATCCTCGAAAGAACATGTTGTTAATCCCAATGTCTCTTTATCTATGGTAGTTGGATCATCATACAGGTTTGCACAGATTGCAGGAATCAAATTCTTTACAATTTTTATGTAAGAAAACATTATTTCAAACAACTTAGCCTGGATTGTTACAATACGATTTTTTTCATCTAAAAAATTGATATACTCTTTTAATGCTTGTGTATTTAAATGCCGGAAATGATCATTTATTTCAAGCAAAGTTCTCTTGATTTCCTTTTTCTTGAAAATGCCACCACAATCAAAGAAAAACGAATAATACACATAGCGCATAATTTCAAAATCAGAAGAAAGATTATATCCTAATCTTTTCGCATCCATTTCGTACTTATCTCTGATAAGATCCATTTTACCGTTCAAAAATAAATTATATTTTATTTGTTTTGAATCCCATCTTTTTATTAAGTCAGATGCAAAACAAGCATAGTTTATAAAATTGTTTTTATCGTCCAGGCTCATAGCTTCAAAAAAACCAAACACTGGGGATAAGCTTGGCGGATTAGAAAGGTCTTCTTTTGTGCCAGGCAAAAGTTCGATCTTTTTACACAAGATTTCACCAGATGCTTCTCCATAGTATTCATAGTTTTGCGGCAAAACTTCTTTACAGTTTCCAGGAACATAATATGCTCTTCTATCCTCGTTATCAGAAATGAACTCGCCCGTTAATAATGTATTACAATTCCCACAATGAATCCGCACCGGAGTGTTATAAATATAACCTGCTGGCGTTCTCATACGAGTAACCGTTTCACAGACAGGACACTTTATAAAATAGTTAACCGTCATTCTTTTCACCCCGATGGCGGGCGTACCACCAATAAGGAACTCAGCATTCAAGATGCCCTGCTCATTAAAGAAATGAATATGAATGCCGTGCGTTCCCATTATCCACCCGATGAGCATTTTCTGGATGCTTGTGATTCGTTGGGATTGCTCTATATTGATGAACTTGCGGGCTGGCAGAATGCTTACGACACTGTTACAGGCAGCAAGTTGGTAAAAGAAATGATAGCAAGGGATGTAAATCATCCATGTATCGTACTTTGGAGCAATGGAAATGAAGGCGGGTGGAATATAGCTACGGACAAACTGTTCTACCGTTATGATCCGCAACGCCGTCATGTCATTCATCCTTGGGCGGACTTTGATGAATTGGATACACACCATTACCCGGCTTACCTGACCGGTGTAGGCCGTTTCACCAACGGATATAAGGTTTTCATGCCGACAGAGTTTATGCATGGTCTGTACGACCAGGGACATGGAGCCGGACTGGAGGATTTCTGGGCGCGATATACGGCACACCCTTTGTTTGCCGGAGGTTTTTTATGGGCATATAGCGATGAAGCTGTACGCCGGACAGACTGTAACGGCATTTTGGACAGTGAAGATTATAATGCGCCTGACGGTATTGTAGG